GCCGCTGCGAAATCACGCCCCACGGATTGCGGGACACCTGCCTTCTTTGCAAACTCAGGGCTATGCGCCACGGCCTGCATGAAATTGTGCTGCTTCTTACTGCTGGATGGCATTATTGCCTCTCAAGCTGTCTAACTTACGCTCTATTCGATCAAACCTATCCAGCAACTGCTGCATGTCTGCCCTGAATTCTGAACGGGTGATGTGATCCCGTGCAACTTCCTCGCGGGTTTTGTTCAACAGGATGCTGAGCCGGTTCAACTCAGCAAACTTCTCTTTAATGACGAACCCCAACAGCGCCACGATAGCGGTCAAGACTACGTTCCAAATCATCATTTCCATGACTCAACAGTTCCACGCTTTCAGGGATTTATTGATACGGCTGTTGGGGTCTTTGGCCGTCTTGGCGCTGGTCAGCTTGCTCTTCATGCCTTCCATCCGGGCGCAAAAAGAGTCTCGGCGTTTGCCGCCCTCGGGTTGAGGAGGTTTGAGGTTCATGCCTTGGGCTTTGGCCGAAGCCCTGCCCTTGGCGTTCAAACCGCCGTTTGGGTTCTTGCCTTCTTTGCGAGTCCATGCAGGTGACTTAGCCATGTTATGCCCATACCCGCACGGGCGAGGCCGGTGCTGGGTCCACTTGATAGTTGTCGAAAGCCGTTGTTTCTTCACAACGCACGTTTACATACCAGCCAGCTATCGGTGCCATTACGGGGTTTCCCTCTTCGTTTATTTGGCCTGTCGGTTGGTAGATTGTACCGATGGTATCGATGTTCGGGAAGTTGGGCATGTCGTCGGTGTACAGCACCGAGGTTGCCTCTGCCTCGTCTGTGAATTTCAGGTAGTAATCCATTACGCTGTTACCCCCTGAAGTTCAGTGTTGCTCAGGCGCCGGGGCCAGTAGGTGATGGAGCGGATGTGGCCGTTGAGGTATGAACTGCCTGCATCTAAACTGCCAATCAATAACTGATTTACCGTAGCAGGCGCCGTACCCAACGTATCAGTTGCAGCAGTGCCGCCATTTGTGACGCTTGCAAAGTCGTTCACCTTGTATGCAACCGCCATCTTGTACGAAGTATTGGGCACATACGTTCCACTGTTTATGAGCGTAGCTTGAGTGACACCTCCATCTGTTACGAAGGATATAAAGCTGGTGCCGCTACCCTGAAGCCGCAAATCCACGCGATTGTTGGCAGTGCCATTATTGATGGCGACAACCCCATTTGCAACACTTGCAGGTACGTTCAAAAGAGTGACTGATTGCGCCTGCCCGTAAAGCGTCCCCTCCGTTGCGTTGTACCAGCTACTGAAGTTTGTCCCCGTAATACTTGCAACATCCACTGCCCTTGTCACTTGGGCTGATGTGGTGGGGATGTAGCTGGTGGGGAAGGCTCCGGCTTCTAGTTGAGCGCCCCAAGCAAAGGTCGAATTGGGGCCGTTTGCTGAATCCGGGTAGAAGAGAACCGCAAGGGATGTAAACGCCCCACTAGAAACGCTGCCCGACAGCCGATAAATTCCGTTGCCGACATTTGTAAGTGTTGGCCCAGCAGCCCATGTTCCAGTAGAAACCGACAGTATTGGCGGAGTAACCGTGAAGTCAACGATAATACTTGCAATTTCTGTGGTTGGCCCACCATCAAAAATACGAAAACGACACTGTGATGCCGTATCTTTTTTGATGTAGATGCTTGCGGTGTAAGTCGTAGATGCAGTGGCAGAAACAGGGCCTTGGTACAGATATGACGTAACGGCATTGGTAGCCGTTAGTCTGTCCATCGTTGTCGTTCCATCTGGAGCCACTGAGGCATTGGCTGTCGCCGTTGTAGCAACCTTTGCCCAGATTGCATTATCAAACTGCTCCGAGTACGTCAGCAGGTTCGTGCGTTGCTCCTCAATGAGCAAGCCTTTGGGTTGCACGTTTTGGATTGTCAGAGCCGATGAGGTAGTGGCTAGGTAGGGCAGCACTGCCGTGGTTTGGTTTATCTGTGCGCCCCAGAGGTAGAACGAATTTGCCGACGAAGAGGGGCCGTAATTATCAAACCAGACGTTAAGCTGAATATGCGTCAGCGCTGACACATACGTGGTCGTGACACTCACCCGATACCAACCGTTGCCAACAGAACTGATGCTTGCGCTGCTGCCAGTACAAGTGCCGTCTGTGTTCAAAGCACCCAATGTTCCCGTAGAAAGGTTTACGACTTGCCTTGCACCATTACTAGCGGTGTTGTCATTAGTTCGCACAACAACTGTTGACTGTGTACCAGCCTTTAAGTATATGCTTCCAGAGTAAGCCCCCGTAGTTGTAGTGGCGCTGGCTTGAGTAATGAACTTGTTGGTGGTGACAGCAGAACCCGTCAATGTGTCTCCTGTTATGTCACCGTAAGGGGACACCACAGTATTTGCAGAAACGGTAACATTAGCAGTTGTCCAAGCCGCATTGTCAAACTGCTCACTGTACGTCAGCAGATTCTGCTGCACTATCGCAGCGGGGTCGTAGTCAAACCGTGGTGCGCCACTGGCAGTGGTAGTGGTGGGGATGTATGTGGTGGCTGTGGGGCCTGTCTCTAGTTGAGCGCCCCAGATGAAGAAACCATTGCCAACAACCCCAAGATAACTTGAAGTTCCTCCAACAATTGGGTAAACAGCAATCTGTGCCGATGTTCCAGAAGATGTAAAAGTTCCTGATACTCTATACCACCCGTTTCCTACGGACGTTATCTGTGGGCTTGTGACTAAGGATGAAGATGTGATGGAACCCAAACTCAAATTCACATTTACCGCTGCGCTACTTGATACATCAGTTATGCGAAGTATTGAGCGTTCTGCGGCTTTTAAGTAAACACTCATGTTGTAAGAAGATGCCGCCACTACCGTTGCAGACTGAACAACAAGATGCTGCGAAGTTATGGCTCCTTCTTCAACTTTGTCCCCTGTTATAGTTCCATCAGGTGCGACAATGGTATTTGCTGTAACAGTAGAGCCTGTTTTTGTCCAAGCCGCATTGTCAAAATCCTGCGAATACGTCAGCAGGTTGACCGGGGTGAGCGCTATGAGTCCAGAGCTATTTGTGTACGTACCGCTGCTGGCGCGGGTGAAACTTATCTTGGGGTCGAGCGATGTCGCCCCTGCGAAATTCAGGCTGAGAGTGGCACCCCCGGTAGCGGATGCTTGACTAGGAACGCCAAACCCAAACCCGAATGACATATCAGTAAATCCTCACAAGGCTGGATGCCGTGGTGCCTGTAGTCCAGACACGGATCACCTGAACCGGGATAACCGATCCTGCCAGCAGACCTGCAAAGGTAGTGTCATCACCCTGCGCGGTTGTGACTTTCACAGAGCCGCCGCTGCCTACGTAGATCACGGATGGCGATGCCAGATTAACTGTATCGCTGGTGACCACAGCAACAGCACCGCCCGGATACATGGGGAACGTGGGACTCGGATGCGTAATCGCCATATCAATCTCCTGTAAACAAGGGGCCGAAGCCCCCTAGATCAATTAGGCCGAAGCAGGAACGCTAGTACCGTCCGAGTTACGCATAATGTAGGCAATCACCAGCGTACCAGCACCAGTCGTGAGGGTGCCTGCTTTGGTAGCAGTATAGGTGACGATAGCGTCCGTAGAGCCTACGTTAGCCAGCAGAGCAACAACTGCTGCGCTTGTACCTGCCGCCATTGCGTACGGAGCCGCAGGTCCGGTAACCGTAGTTGCCGTGTAAATGTCTTGACCGCCCATCGTCAGCTTAACCGTGACAGCAGCAGAGTAGGCTTCCGTCGTGTAAAACTGTGCCGAGGTAATCATCGCACCAGCGGGAAGAACCACTGCATTGCCAGTCAGGCTGGTGTTGATGGCAGCGAAGCCAAACGAAGCAGAATTGGTCTGTGCAACGATGGTTGCGCCAGTATTGCGGATAGTGCCAGCGGTGGTGCCGGTGGTGTCCTTAACGGTACCCAGCAGCCAAGGACCGAGGTGAGTAGCAAATCCCATGATTTTTCCTTACATACAAGCTAGGCACATCAATCGGTATGTCGTCCAGCCGGGACTGGTTTGATGTACCGGGACCCCGGAGTAACTGCAATATAGCAGGTTTTCACTCTACGGGCAACAGCTTATTCGACTTAGCCAGATTGTCGTCTTGAGTGATAACCCGAAGATTCCACGGCACATGTAAACCACAAACTGTCTCGCCGTTTATAGGAACAATATGGTCTACAACGTACCGCTCTTTGGTTGTCCTGCTCATAATCATGGCGATCTTGTACAACTCTCGTATAGCGGTCTTTTGGCTATGCGTAAGCCACTTTGGTGTTGCGTCTTGAAAACGTTTACGCCGAAAACTTGTCAGCGCTTTGTAAAGGTCCGGGTTCTCCTGTTTGTATTTTTGCTTGTACGCACGTTTCTCTTCGGCGGGCCGCGCTTGCGCTCTAGCAATAACCGCGTCTCTATTCTTAGCGTAGTACTCTTGCTTCGCTTCCTTCCCGGCTTCTGACTTGTTGTACGCCTTGAAGTAGTCGGCACGGGTGACATTGGCTTGTTGCCATTCATCCTTCAAACACTCGATGCAAGCGCCTTTGGTTTTGCGCGGAGCGATGTGCCCGTGTTTACACGGCTCTCCGGTGAAGTAGTATTTAGCGCCTGATGCTTGGGCTTCGGCTCTGGTCTTTGGTAGGTTTGTGGTGTCCATATCATTTATTGAGTTACGACACTGGTAATGTACCACAAATCCGATGGGCAAGAAAAAAGGCCCCCGAAGGAGCCTTTTCTAGGTGCTAACCCTGATAAATCAGGAAGAACCGGGGGAGCCGTAGGCTCCGAGGGGGTCAGAAACGCCGAAGCTGTAACGCTCACGGGCTTTGTAGCGCTGGTTGCCCGTATCAAAATCCCCGTCCATGGAAGTACTCAGCGGGGTACGCACAAAGTGCTTCAGACCATTGGGAACGTCCGTGGTCAGGAACCATGCGTTCGTGTCGGTCAAGAAGTGGTTAACGGTGTAACCTTCGGGGATCGAACCGTTGTTCTTCAGCGCGTTGATGTCGTTATCGGTTGTGCCGACACGCAGCGACGTTTCCAGCAGTCGTGTTGCAACGAACTGGAGAGCCGGAGGAACAATCAGTTTACGGGGCTTGGCTGCAATCAGCAGACCGCGCTCATCCGTCCACGCGGCGATCTGAATAACGGCGGCTTCCAAGGAAGTCTCGTTCAGGTCAGCGCCAGTGGTGGGACGATTGCTGTTGGTGCCGCCGCCGACGAGCGGGTGAGCCGTCGAGAACAGAACCTGACCGTCACCGTAGGTGGGGTTGCCAGCACCGGTAAAGCCTTGGTTCAGAATGGCAGCACCTTTGATCTGCTTGGTGTATGCCATCGCACGAGCCAGAGACTTCGTGTAACGTGCCGAAAGGCTGTCGTACAGGTTGTCTTCCATCGCCTCTTCGGTGATAGAGAAGCCCATAGCGATAGTCTCGTGGACGTAACGTGCGGTCCATGCCTCTTGAGCGTTGTCATAGGCAATCGCCTGACCTTCGTTCTTCACGGGCGCTGCGGCGAAGCCAGAGAGTTTAGTCTCTTCTTCGAACGAACGCTCAGAAGTTTCGGTTTCGTAGATTTCCTTATGCTCTTCGCCGTAGCGGGCATACTCCATACCGAACAGCGCGTTGAGGCCGGGGAGGAGTTCTTTGAGTAGTTGCGAACGTGAAATTGCCATGATTTACTCCTTACAGGCCAACGGCGTTGGTATAGGTGTGATAACCGGGGTTGATCTTCACCAGAATGTCCGTAGCGGCATCACCGGGGGTAGAAACAAAACCGATCACACGGAAAGCAGCGGTAGTGGTAACAGCCGATGCGCCAGCCACGACAGAAGCGGTGGAGTTGCCCGTGGTCGTAGACCCGGTAGCAACTGCGCCAGTCGAGAAGAACACATTAGCGCCAACTGCGGCTTGCGTGATGCTGCCAGCAGATTGCACTTGGAACACTGCGTCGTAGTCATCAACCACAGAGGCAGTGATCACGCCAGTCACCCCGGTGGGATAGTACTGCGACCAGATTTGCTGGCCCTGTGCGTTGACGTAAGAACAGCCCACAAACACGCCGACGATGCCGGTGTTAGCCGTACCAACGGGAAAACCGTTAGTAGTGGCATCAGCGCCGGTAGCGGTAGCCACAGCCAGATAGCCGCTGGCGTTGATGTAAACGGGCGAACCGTTGTAGATAGTGGAAGCGGTGCCAGCCGGATCAATCAGATACGTCCGGGTGCTTCCTGCGTACGGTTGACCACCGATCAGGTTTACAGGCTTTAGCCCGTAGGGTGCAGCAACAGATGCCATTTAGGGACTCCTAAAATTTAAGAACCGCGTCCAAACGAGACCTTGGATTGACGCTCACGGAAGAGCGGCATACGAGGATCGTTCTCGCGCATGAAGTTGTTGTCAACAGAATTCATCTGGCCGTCCGCTTGCTGACGGTAGTAAGCATCGCGTTGCTCGATGAACTCAGTGGGTGTTTTGCAAAGAAGCAGGCCACCGATTTCAATGCTGTCGGGGTAGGTCTTGCTACCGCCGCCCATCAATTGAATCTCGGGATGCTCTGACGCCTTTACAGGCTCCCAACCCTCACGCATTTTCGAGGAGATGTTCATGGGATCAGCTTCACCGCGTGCGCTGACACGAATCCAGCGGAAGGAATATCCAGCCTCCGGATGAGGATCAGGTAGCAATTGCGGGGGCATCCACTTTGCAGGGCGCTCCAGCTTTGCGCGGGTTTCGTTTTCACGAGTCAGTTTAGGTCCATTCATGTTCATTTCCTCATTTCTTCAGCAACCTTACGGGCATACAGTTCCAAAGGAACTCCAAGCCTTTTGGCGATATTCACCTGCGTTTGGGTAAGTACGACTTTCTTGGGCGCAGTACTCCTTGTGGCGGGTGCAACCACGTTCCGTTTATTAGTGCGCTGAGATTGAGCATCAGCGGTTTCCTCAGAGTCGAACTTCTCTGGAAACACTTGCCGCACACGAGAATTGACTCGTTCGTAATATTCATCAGACCGGGGATCAACTCCTTCTTTTACTAGCTTGCTATGCAAGCCAAGAGCGAAGCTGGTCATCTCATCATCAGAACCAAACCAATCGTTATCTCTCTGCCAAGCAGCAGCCTTTTCATCGACCGGTGCTGGTTGTGGCGTTTGTACCACAGGTCTTTCGTTTTGTATAGGGGCAGGCTTGAAATTGTTTACACGCTCTGCCTTCATCTTGATGGAGGTCATTTTCTCCTGCGCCGCCACTAGGGCGTCGGAGTCTCCTGACTCATAAGCGTTTTTATATTCACGCTTTGCATCTTCAAGCTCACGCTCTACTACTTTCTTGGCTTGCTCTAAAAGAGCTTTCTGCCCTTCGTTGAGAGAGCCTTTTAGCTTTCGGTTTTCTTCAGCAATAGCTTGCGCGGCGCGAACGGCTTCTTCGCGCTCCCGAAGAGCGGCTTCTTTAGCTCGGCGCTCTTCGTGATAACCCTTGGTGAAGTGTTTGATGCGCTTCTTGGCACTCTCAGAATACGCTTCAAGTTCTTCGTCCGTAGGATCAGAAGGAGGTTCTGCCATTGGCTTGCGGTTTCGATCCTTTTCAGGGGTATCGTCCACAATCTCAATTTCAGTCTCAACGGTAACCACTTTACCGCCTTCACGAGGATTCTTTTTCTCCTCTACCTCGTCAGGAAATACAAACTCGGTCTTTTCAATTTCTGCCATGATCACTCCTTAAACACGCTGAACACCACGCGGGTCTTCGATGGTTGCTTCAACAGAATCGTCATTGATGATTCTGAATTCACGGCCATGAATCTTCATGCGCGTACCGGAGTTGGGACGAACGATTACAAAATCCCCTACCTTGCAAGACGGTCCTGATGGGAATCGCTTCTCATCTTTGAACGCATCCGGCCCCATCTTCATCACGAACAGCACGGGGGATAGAAGCTCCTCGTACATCATCGTCTGACCGGCTTTAAGTAGTCCGCCCTCGTACTCTTCCTTGGCTTCAGGCAGCATACACAGCAAGTGATACGTCTGAGGCTCAGGAATTTGGCTGGCTTTTTCCTCTGAAGTTTTGCCAAGTACCCCCGAAAGGTCTACGGCTTTCACATCAAATTCATTCATCTTCATTGTCTTCCAATCGTCGTCGCAGGTCTTGAATGTGCATTTTTACGAGGCCAAGACCGTGTAACACCCCGCAAATTCTCTGGTACTCACCAAAGTCCTTACACCGCCCATTTTTCAGGGCGTCCGTCATATCGACCTCATTGAGGCCCATCATCTTTTCCAGCGCGTCTAGTTCAGTCATTCTTTAGGCTCCGGTTTGTTGGAGGCTTTCTGCGCCATCAGTTCCGCATGTGACAATTTTTGTCGGTGCGATTGGTGGGCATGTGTCAATTTCTGTCCATGCACCTGACCGCCATGAGCCATGCCTTGCTGGTGTTGCTGTTGCGCCATTTGCATTTCTTGGGCGTGTTTCTGCTGCATCATCTGCATCTGAGCTTGCTGTTGAGCCATCTCAAGCATGTGGCGTTGTTGCAACATCTCTGGTGTTTCGCCAATTCTTGACGCCAGTTCCTGCTGTTTGAGGGCCAGTTCTGCCTGTTTAACTGCGAGATCGCCATCGACCTTTTTCGCCTTGGTGGCAGCATCTTGGGCGCGGATTTGCAGTTCTGCCTGCTGGATTTGCACCAGCGGGTCTTGCGCGGCCTGTTCGGCTTGTTGTTGTTGGGCCTGACCTTTGCTCTGAGCCAGAACTTGCTGGGCTGCTTGAGCAACAATCTTTGCCAGAGCAACTTCCACTTCAGGTGGCATTTCCTGATCCGGCGGCGGCATTGGGACTCCAAGTTGCTCTTCGACTTTCTTCCGGTATGCAAACGCTAAATGCTCTGATACGTGGGCCATGATTTCCGCTTGCATCTTCTGAGCTTGCGGGGTTTGACCAATCTGAGCCATTAGTACTGGGTCTTGCATCATGGCTGTATGAACAGCAATGTGTGCATCGTGATCCTGATAGATAAACGCTTTGACGGGTTTACCAGTTAGGAGAGCCATGTTTTCAGACACCGGATCACGCGGCGTCATGTCATCTTCAATTGGGACAAGTTTCTCGGCGTTCTTGATCCCCAAGACTTCAAGCATCTGCCTATGGAGTTGAGGCAGGTCATAAATCTGCGGCGCACCTTGAGCTAGTTGAATAGCTGCTTGGTACTGCATGATCCGCTGCGCCATTGTGGAGCTATTGGGATCACTGACAGGAATGACTTCTACAAGAGAGTAGTCCTCACGTTTTGCGCGGCGGTCGCCAGTGGCGGGATCAAACTCATATTCTGTAGGAGCGCTGTCGCGGATGATTGCTGCCAGAAGTTTGAACTCCTGCTTCATCGAGGCGTGGACCCGCGCCTGCACGGCACTCATTGTTTTAAGAGTGCGTTCCAACAAAGCTAGAGTGGTACCGACAGGAGCATTAGCACTCATGTCGCTGATCTTCATGTCCGAGATCGCACCCAGCCTACGGGCTTCATCGGTGATCTGGTTGAGGAGCGCCAGCAGCGTCTGGCTCGGCTCCTTGTACGGCAGCGGCATGATGTTGTCACGCACCGTTCCCGAAGCTACGTCTACGTCACGGAACTCACCCGGAGCGATTGGAGTGTCGTCTCCTTTAATCCGGAGTCCTTTAGATTTCAAACCACCCGGCAGGTTAGCCAGTGAGCCTGCATCTACCAACTGACGGATCAGGCTTGTACCTGCACGAGCGTAGCCGCCAATCAGGTTAATAAGTCCCAAGCCATAAGGACCAAAGCCGGGGATGTACGTGTACTGAACGAAGTACTGGTTCTTGATCTTCTTGGTATCTGCCTCATCCCAATTACGCCGAATAGCTAGAACCTCGTTCGTCCCGCGCTCGATGGTGATGACATAGGGAAGTGCAATCCCATCCTCATCCTCGTACCCCGGCAGGTCGTAGTCAACATGGATTTCCAGAAGCTGGAACCGCTCATCATCTGTTAGGGTATACCCTTGCTCCTCTGCCTTTTTCTTCTCCACATCCGTGGAAATCTGCACGGGGTCTCCAAGGTCAACATCCCGGTAGAACCCTGCCACTTGCAGCTTGCGGACTTCATTCTGGGTTTTACGCATCACATGCGTGACCCGCTCCGCCGCCCGTGCGTCCGACGCGCCGTAGGGGATGATGATCTCTTCAGCCGGTATGAATATGGCTACCTGCCGCCCCAGTGTGGGGTCTTCGTAGACTTTCTTAAATGCCGCTCCTGAGAGACCAAGGTTGAACAGCATCTTCTCATGTTCAGGACGGTACTCTGGCATCTTCTCCAGAATCTGGTAGTTCATGTCCTCCTGCACCCGCGCGGCGGCGTCTTCCTTCATCTTGTCGATGGCACCGACAATCTGGGTCTTGACTGGGCCTTGTGCAGGGAACGTCTCCGTCGCCATCTCCGCTTGGAACCGAATGGCGGCTTCTGTGAGGACTGTTGAATAGACCCCACAAGCCCCAGACCAAGGTTCAGTACGTTCGTCGTACTTCATTCCCAAGACTTCCAGACCCTTTACATAGGCATCTACCCAGTCTTTACGCGAAGCTATGTCAGCGTCTACCAAACCAAGAAGTTCAGAGGACAACATGGTGAGGTCTTTCTCATCCATGTACTCCGCCAGATTGGAATCAAACGATTCACCCTCTTCCGCATCTGGAATCAGGGTGATTTCCACACTTCCGTCCGAGAGAGTCACCTGATCCGGGTTCTCAATTTCGATTTCTAACTGATTTTCGCCTTGATCGAAGTCATCAGGGATGATCGAGTCCAACCCAAGAGGAGCCGCGTACAGAGAGGGTGACATGCTATTCGTTGCCATAGGAATCCTTAGTAATAAGCCACTCTGCGTCGGAAGTCTTTAGGTTCATCTGCCTCGTCAGAGTCAATCTGGATAAATCCACCTTGTCTGAATCTCATCAATGCCTGACTACTAGAGTCAACGAGGTCATCATGGTCCCCATTAGGGAAAGAAGCCATCTCATCCATCACTTCTTCTGCCCATCTTGTCTCTGGACACCAGACAACACCGGATGCAAACAGGTCTGAGATAGAGTTTACACGGCTTATCTTGTCATTACCCTTTCCCGGCGTGTACTCTGACATGGGAATACCCATTTTTCGCATCTCATAGATCAAAGGAGCGCCAGCGGCCCTCTTCTCCACTATTAATGTGTCAGGATTCCACTCCTTGTACATCTCAAGAGCCTTCTTCTTGAGGTCAGGGAACTCCATACGCTCTTTAAACGCATCCAGAAGGATGATGTTGGTCTTGTAATCACCGTTGTCATTGGGATATTGAAAGACACCCCATGTCGTACAGGCAGAGAAGTCTGCCCTGTTGTTCTTTTCAAAGGCTGTATCCCAAGATTGGATGACATATTCACAATCCGGTGGCTCTTTTGAACTCCAAACCTTCCATTGGTCCCTCTTGATGATGGCACCCTCATTGGAGGTTGGGTTCTGTTGGTACTGAGCCTCCCATTTAGCGACTGGAAGTTCAGCTTTCAGAGCTTCCAGAGCATCTTTTGACCAAAAAGCAGGCCAAAGAGGCGTTCCTGAAGGAAGAATTGCTGGGAAATCAATCACTTCCCACTGATCTACCCCGTCTTTAGCGGTGTTTTTGAGAATCTGCCCGGTCAAATCCCTCTTTGACCACCGAGTCATCACAATAATGATCGCCCCGCCGGGCTGTAAACGCTGCCTAGGCCCAGATGTGTACCACTCATACACACTATCAAACACCGCAGGATTATTCTGTTTAGCCTCTTGTTCAGAATGAGGGTCATCAATGATCAAAAGATCAGCACCCTTACCCGTCACAGCACCACCTACACCAATAGCAAAGTAATCACCACCCTTGTTGGTGTTCCATCTACCTGCTGCCTTGGAGTCAGTGGATAGCTTCGTGTCAAAGATTTTTGAATAGGCTTCAGAACTCACCAAGTTTCTCACCTTACGACCAAATCCAGTAGAGAGTTCTGCCGTGTGGGCAGTCTGGATGATCTTCTTCTCAGGAAACTTCCCAAGAAACCACGAAGGAAGCAACCAAGAAGCAAACTCTGACTTCGTGTGTCGAGGTGGCATGTTAATGATTAGCCTCTTCAGATTCCCATTGGCTACCCTCTCAAAGGCATCTGCCATGATCTGATGATGCTTACCAGATATAAACACCGGCCACATCTGGTTCACAAAGAACAAGAAGGACTCTCTACACCTCTCTACCCGGTCCATCTCCAACAATGCAGTGATCTTCTTCCTCTCTGAGTCCGGAACCTTATCCACAACACTCAGATAGTTGGAAATCTCTTGTCTTGTCAGTAATGTCATAGCTTGGAAATTTCTTTCACAGACTGATCTACCAGCTTCACAGAATGGAACTTGTACGCCCTCAAGGTCAAATGTCCATCATCTTTTAAACGATGAACAATCCTATGGATGTTCGACTTAGACCTCAACCCAAGACTCTTTGCTATCACTTCATAGCTAGGCGATACACCATGCAGTCTGGTGTAAACCCTGATGAAATCAAGCACAAGCTGTCTCTTCTTAGTCATGTTTAAATTATATAAGAACGTTCGCAGAGATGTTTTTCAAAATTTATATATAGGGGGGGTGTTTTGGGTTGGAAGAGCAAGGGGGGTCATTTTGGAAATGATTGCATGAGTGGATTAGAGCGTAACGAGCAGAGGGGCCGTCATGCACGCACAGCGAGGGGTGGGGGACGGGTGGGTCTCCGCCGTCAGCCTCTCTCGAACCTCCCACGCCTCCCACGTTTACACGCTCCACCTGATGATCGTTTACACCTTAGACCCGATCAGCTTGAGGTGCCCGGCCAGTTCACGCTTCAACTGCGCTGCTGATGGTGCTGGTGCTGATGCTTCCGCCTGCTCTCTGAAGAGTCCTGCTGACTTCGCCATCATCTCGAGAGCCTTCAACCGGGAGCCCTCTTGCTTAGCTGTCTTGCTTAGTGCCAACAGCTGCCTCATGACATACCTCTTCGTTGCCGCTGCATCCTCCGCCAGTGCCTCGACTGTCTCTGACCATGCCTCATCCAGCATCTGCTTGATGACTGGATGTTTCATTAGTTTGGCTGCTGCTGCACTTACTGAGTGATCTGCTCCTCTGTCATCTGGATACGCTTCCCTGTATGCCTGTCTCTGACTCTTCCCTTCGATGATCCCTCTGACGAATGCCAATTGCTTTGTCGTGAGAGGTCTCTGCCTTATCTGTCTGACTCTTGGGGCTTCAGCACTGAATGCCGCCTGTTCCGCTTCGCTCATGTCGGGGCTTTCATCACCGCCGGGGCCGTCATCACCTGCAAGCATAGGGTTGACGTTGGCATCCTCTCCCATCTCACGGCGCAACTCACTCAAGTATTCATCCCGGCTGACCTTGTCCATCTGCTCCACCTTTCACTTGTCTGTGCCATTGGTTCCACTGTGCATTTAAACAGTGCTGTTCGCATTCTAGCAAGTTATCCACAGGGCTGTGGACAATTAAAGTTATCCACCGCAATCTGTGGATAGATTTATTCCACAATGTGAAAAACGCTCTAGGTTGCGTCAAAACTAATTTTTAAGGGCGTAGCACGTCTAAACACGAAAATCGATCCTGAGCCGTTCTGATGCGTTTTAGAGCCATGTACATCCATACAGTGCTTCGCTCTTTTTGAAGTTGGCACGACATTTGCTAAGCGCACGCGCCACGAGCACCTTGTCAGTCTCTGACCCCCCTGATGACCGATACCCTCTGACCTGTATCTGCTGATAGTGCTTTACACGCTGGAGCACTATCGTATATATTCGGGGCTGGGCGCTGTTGCCCTTTAACTGGAGTCTGAAAATGAATCGCGAACAGTGGCTGACATCAATGACGGGGGAAGTGGCCCCCTTGTTTGAAGTGGCAGGGCACCCTTTGCCCAAGGTCCGCATCACCTGCGGGTTTCCCTCGACCTTCCGCCGATCTGGCGCATTAGGTGAATGCTGGTCTGACAAGGCGTCCGCTGACGGGACATGGGAAATCCTGATCTCTCCCACTGTCGCTGAGTCCGGTCAAGTGCTGGCGGTGCTGCTGATCCAGTTGTGCCTTGCCAGCAAGGCTGACCCCCTTGCTATGGGGCTGGATGCTGCCGGGACGATGTTTGATGGACGTTGGTTTGATCTACTGGCTGAAATGGGACCATATCCTCATTCCGCGCTGACTGTCGGTGAGCGTCCGGTGCAGACGACCCGGATGCTGAAAGCCTGCTGCCCGTCTTGCGGATATACCGTGCGCCTGACGGCCAAATGGGCGAAGGTGGGTTTGCCTGAGTGCCCCTCGCATAGTTCCACTCTGGTGCTGGAGGTGTCGAAATGAGCGCGGCTGATCTTCAGGGTCTGCTGACCCTTCCCGCCCCTATGCTGGCCGAGGCAATGAGGTCTCAGCATATCCCTGACACAGGCAGCAAGGCTCAAAACGCTAAAGAGTTGGCAATGCGTGGCCTGACCGCTGACAAGGTCCGGGCTATTTGTTCTGGCGGGTCTGCTGCCAGTGCTGGCATTGATCAGATCAGGTCCAGAGTGGACGGGGTGCTGACTCAATTCAATGTGGATTTGAATCAGATCAGGGGCCAACTGGACGGGCTAAGTGCTTGCAGCCTGAAACAATTTTCAGACCATGAGCAGGCTCTGTCTGATGTTGATCAGGCGGTAAAAGCCGCCGGGGCTGTTGCTGCTCGGGCGGAGGCGCTGGCGCTCAAGCAAAGCCGCACACCACTGGATCAGGCTGCTATCGCGCAGGCGGTGCGTGATGCAGTTTGGGCTGCTGTTCTGCCGATTGAGGATGCCCTCAAGTCTGCGCCTGATGCCGTTCGCGCCGAGGTGCTGACTGTCTGCGCCGGGCCTGTACGCACTGCTCCCTGCGTGGATGTGTTTGGTGTAGACCTGACTGACCGCAAGGGTAACCCTGTGATGGTCGAGTTGTGGGATCACCCGGACGCGCCTGCCGTGGACCCCTGCTACATCTGGACCGCCTCCACCTTGTCCCACCTTCTGTTGTCTCAAGCAACGGGTGAGAATGTCTGGCTGGGCGGTCCAAAGGGCACCGGGAAGTCTGAAGCAGCGAAGCAATTTGCCGCCCGTACTGGTCGCCCGTTTACACGGGTGAACTTCACCAAGCATTCAGCACCGGAGGATTTTCTGGGCGCTGTTGGTCTGGTGAATGGTGCGACTGCGTATGTCGAGGGCGATCTGCTCATGGCCTACCAGACCCCCGGCACGGTGCTGCTGCTGGATGAGATCAGTAACGCTGACCCCGGCAATCTGGCCGTGCTGAATGCGCTGCTGGAGCCTCACGCGAGGGTGAATATCGGCGGGAAGATCAGGACGAAGTCCACCGGGGTGCTGGTGCTGGGTGCCGATAACACCCTTGGAAATGGTGATGACAGTGGCCGTTACTCTGGAACCCGTCTGATGAACTCAAGCCTGCTTGATCGTTTCGCACGGGTGCTGCCATTCAAGTATCTGCCTGAAGACGTAGAGACCGAGGCGGTCGTCAAGCACACTGGCTGCACTGACAAGCTGGCTCGACACATTGTGCAGGCCATCAATGCCGCCCGTGCCAAGGTCGATACCGGGGACATAGTTGACGCACCATCGATCAGGCAGATCGTGGCTTTCGTTCGCGCACTGGCGCTGCTCTCAGTTGACGATGCATGGGAAACGACCATAAGCAGCAAGCAGCCTGCTGAATCGGCGCTGGCTCTGACGGCCATCAAGGCCGCTTGTTTAAACAATTCATTGATTGAAGGGGAACTGTGATGCGTGGATTCGAACTGATCCAAGCGGTGGAGCAGGCCGCGCACAAACTTTGCTCTGCACTGGGTCTGTCACCCGTGAGCATTGTGTGGTCTGCCAGTGTTCCCACTGCCGCCATCAATGAGCGTGGCACCGTCTACCTGTGTGACGTCCAGCCTGATGAGGTCGTGAGCCGTTCGCTGCTGAACCGCTACGTGGGTTTTGTGCTACATGAGTTGCTGCACCATAAATTCACCAACTTTTCGGCGCATGGCCGGGGTGAATACCTCAAGCGTTTACACAATGCAGTTGAGGACATCTGGATCGAGCGCAAGGCGGTCTCGCAGGGTCTCACGGGGAACGTGGAGGGACTGCTGGCTGACCTCATCGATGACATGGTAGGCGAGGCTCTGGCTGGGGTGACTGATTGGGCAGACCCCAAGCAATACCCATTTGCTCTGGCAGTCGTGGGGCGCAGGTACGCACGGCGCACTGTGCCCCTTGCCGAGGGGCTGGAACCCATCTTCAGCGAGGCAAGCCTCCGGATCGATGCCTGCTGCGATTCATTCGACACACTGCGAGTGGCTGAGTGGGTGCTGACGAAATTGCAGCTTCCCAACGGCCAGTCACCCAGTCAGTCAGAGAGCAATCCTGACGGCCAGCCCAAGGGTGAGCAGGGCAAGGGTGAGCAGTCCAATGATCAAGGGCAAGGCAAGGGTGAGCAGTCCAAGGATCAAGGGCAAGGCGAGGCCCAGCAGGGCACCGCAAACGGCGCAGGAGACGCGCAAAGCAAAAAGCAAGGGGAAGGTAAGGGTAAGGGCACTGGCAAGCCTGTGGGGCCGCGCAAGGCCGTGCAGTCTGCCCATCAAGCTGCTGTTGAGGTGGAACCGTCCTCACCCAAGGGTGAAGGCCAGACCTCTGGCACATTTGACCGCGCTGATGTTGGCCGCAACTTTGAACGACTGCCTAAGTACGAACATGAAAACGACATCACCGTGGTATCGGGGGGGCGTCTCCGGTATGAGGTGAAACGACTGTTTGACAACACCGGGCGGACTGACTGGGACACCAACCGCAAGTCCGGTTCATTGAATGTCCGGGCGCTGCCCAAGTTGGCGACTGGCGGTGTCCGGGTGTTCCAACGGCGTGATGAGGTGGAGGGCGTGGATTCCGCCGTGCTGATCCTGCTTGACATCTCCAGTTCAATGTGGGACTTCAAGCGAATTGATCCGGCGATCAAGGCCACATTGGCAATTCATCAAGCCGTTGTATCGGGGGGTGCTGCCTGCTCCGTAGTGGCATTCGGATCAAGAGTTCATCAAGTTGCAGGCTGGGGTACACCAACGGCCAAACTGGCGCAGACCATGCTACATATGTCCAGCGGGGGCAGCACAAATGACGCGCAGGCGGTGCGGTTTACCGGGGATATGCTGCTGGCGCGGCCAGAGGAGCGCAAGGTGCTTTTCGTTCTGACTGATGGCATGGGTGACATTGTCGAGACCCGCAAACGGGTGCAGGCGCTGGAGCGTTGCGGGATCACTGTCGTGGGCGTGGGTATCGGGTTCGATGTTTCGATGGTCTACACCCAGCACATCCAAGTTGATGACGTATCCAAGCTGGGGACCATGAGCCTCAAGAAAATCAAGGCAATCGTTTGAGAGGTGATGACCGTATGAACATCTTCCAATCCCCGTGGTGGCCGACTGATGCCACCGTCTGGTGCCAGACTAGCTTTGGCACTCTCCAGATTGCCAGCACAAAGTCCAAGGTTTTAGCGCTCAAGAATCGGCGTTTAAACGCGCGGCTGATCTCGCAAGCCCCCGAGATGTGGGAATTACTTGATGAGATGCACGGGAGGTCTGACCCTCAGTACCAGTCCCGCATTGAAACAATCCAGCGATACGTGCTGGGTGAAGATCAAAGTACTTAACCGTGGCCTCCCATTCAATCCTGCCGCGAGGCATCCCCTGCTGGTCGATCTGGTGCAGTCCCCGCCAGACCGAGGCACCTACATTGAATGGGACGGTCGATGGTCTATCTACGTCATAGGCAGGGACGGGTTCAAAAGAAAGCGAGGATCATTCACCCACATTCTTTCCGCACTATTCCACACAGGGGGCTGATGGCCCCCTTTTTCTTTTGTTTAAACATGAGGCTCATCTGGTGAGCTTGTGATTGGACGGGGCAAATTACCCCTGTCAATCCGAATCTGCCCCGGTTAAAAATTGTCCAACTGCTCTGAATACGTCCCGGCGATCTTATGGTAGAGCAGGGTCGTCTCTCCCTGAGTCCCTACCCACCTGTATCGACACTTCCAGACGGCTATCTCGACGCTGTTCTGCTCTCCGCGATGGACGGTGATACCGCAGTCTGTTTTCGCCCACCATGCCATAGAGCCACTGATGGACATTCCATCTGGACGGGGCTGTTCTACCCCTGACCGATTGATCTTGGACGGGTGAGCGATGAACCAGCAATGCAACTCATGGGCCTTCACAAACTGTTGTACCTTGGTCAGCATGTTGCTGATGGCCTCGGTCTCGGTGTTGTTTTCTCTCTTCAGTTCGATGTAGTTATACGGGTCAATCACTAAACCGCGCACACCAATGCGCTTGATGGCTACCTTCGCCCTAGCGAGGATGGAATCAAGGGTTGAGGGTTCCTCCCCGTTGGTATCAATGAAAAGGAAATGATCATTGACCCAGCGGAATGCTTTTTCTTTTTCTGCCTCAGTCATGCGATTTACGCCGTCAAAGAATCGCTTTTGTGTAAACATTTCCATGAGCCGGGAGATGTGAATCTCGGGCTGATTCTCAAACGAACAGACGGCGAACTTCCAATCATGGTCTCGGGCGAGGTTGACCATTAGCTGATCCACGAAATTGCTTTTGCCTGAACTCGGGTAACCCGTGACCACCGTCAACTGACTGGGCGCGACGGTGTAAATCTGATCGACCGAGGTGTAACCGGTGCTGAATCCTTTGCCGGTTCCCTTTGCATACAGGTCGTTTAAACGATCTTGGTAGGACGCGGCATCCGAAAGACCAGCGACCGGGTACGGCATGGCCGCATCTAGAATATCTTGTATTCTCCGTGCTGGGTCGTCTGTCCGTGACGGGTCGTTGAACACCTCATTCAAATCTTTTTCTTTGAACTTGGCGAGGCGGCACTTCTCTTTTCCTATGCGCCTTGCTAATTCTTCAGCCAATGCTTGGCCGGGAACATCTTGGTCTGTTGCAAGAATGATGTAAGGTGCAGCATCAAGAACCTCGACTGCGTTCCATACAAACGAAAACTTCTTGTCCTCTGATGGCAGAACTTTTCCATCTGCCACTTTCACCGGAGCGCCTGATGGCACTGACACCACGTTCTCTATGCCTGCCTCTATCAATGTCAGGCAATCTATCTCACCCTCAACGACGATGATGGGCTTTCCTTTTTCTACCAGATCGATTCCAAAGAAATCATGTGCGCCGCCAGCATCTTGTGTAAACGCTTTGTCTGGGAAGCTGCGGTACTTCGCTGCGACTAACGCCCCGTTGCGGTAGTACGGGAAGCCTATGGCATCTTTCTCTGCCCCGAGTTTGTTGAAATACTTGGCAGAACTGAATAGCTTCATCTTGTCTGCCGTCGTTTTACTGATCCCCCGACTCTTCAACCAGTCATAGTGATGGTCTTGTAGCTTGTTCTGAACAATCTCGGGGCTTGGAACTGCTTCTAACTTATGAGCCGCTTGCATTCGTTTCTCCGGTTGTACTGATCCTGTTGCTGAACAATGATGACAGGTGTAAACAACTGCCCCGTCAGACTTGCGGGTAAGCACCATGTCCTTGCTTCTTTTGTTTTTCCTGTCTTGTGAGCAAAAGGGACAGGCTACCCTTGCAGTCTCACCGAAGTGAAACTGCTCGATGAACTCATGGTTCATTTCATTGAGCCATCAGAGTTTCTTTTGTAGGATCGATTACTACTGGCAGACTTGACCGCAAGGTTGCCCCGCACGGTAGTTCCACCCTTGCTGAGAGGGGTCTTATGGTCTACATCCTTACCATCACCTTTGTGGACTGCCCCTTCTCTCTCCATGATGCGCCGCGCTTTGTTGCGCTGCGCTCTCTTCTTCTTGACCGCAGGTGTGCCATCGTAGTTGGCATACTCTTGTTTGTAGTCTCGCGTCATTTTTTCACCACCTTCATCACTCGTTGTGATCTGCCTGATGATGCCTTACGGCGTTCACCAGTGTCATAGATAAAACCCTTACGCATCAACGGAGCAAATCGCGGTGAGATCGTTTGAACACCGTGATTAGGGAAATGCTTCATCACCTCGTCAGAGGTACAACCTTCAGGGTACTTTGCAATGATCTCGTAGACCATTGCCTCAAGCTGTGTTGAGTCTACCGAATGAGCTGCCTCTACGCTAGTGTCCGGGTCAGTTGTTCTGACCATCTCTTTAGCAGGTGTTCCAAAAAACTTTTCAAATACTGATTGAATTGACATTTTGTTCTCCAAGTTGTCTAAGTACGCCTTTACTCCCATACGCCCCTGCCGGGGCTGTTCTAATAAATTTCACCCAAAGACCCCCCTTCCCCATGTAAACATAGGGTTGGGAGGATGAGTCTTCACCGCCCGTTAGGGCATCTGCATGTCAGTTTCCTGACCCCTCGGCTTGCAGATTCGACCAGCCGCACGGATTGTTGGGAGTAGTTGCTCCGCGCCTTGACGCTTACCGTGTATCCCTATTCTTCCACGCAGGCAGGATGACCTCTTGCTGTCGTGTGGAGTACGGTTGTCATAGCAGGAATGAAAAAAGCCAGTTACAACTGCACCTTGGATAGCACCCTCTGAGAATCCCCAGAGGCCAAGATGCATGTGTAACTGGCTTCAGACTATTGCGTGCTACAGCAACAGCTTTACTATAACAGAATTTCTACTGTTCGCAAGTACTTTAAAGAATTTTTTTTGTCTCTTGGTCATCCATGTAATGGAGACACATAGAGAGCCTGCGGGTCTCTGAGATCATGTCATGGCAGAGCTTCCCGGCTTCGTTGTACTGTTTGTGTAAACAAAGGTAGTGTGCTTCCTTGACTAGCTTCTCAAGGTGCATCATGTGTTGTGCGTAGTCGATGATTTCCATAGGCTTGTATAATGTGGACTGGTTCTCGCAGTTGTCCTCCCTGATTAGCCCCGACTGGTTCGGGGCTTCTTTTTGGGCGCTACTTCTGCGATCTGCTGGATTCTAATCTCCGACCTCGGATTGTCAGGGTCAAGGTGCCAGTACACATGACGCTCCTTCACCTGCCTGTCGTTTACATAAGCGATGCCTTGCATGAGATCAAGGATCAGGCTCTCGTCCAAGTCCGGTCTTCGTGATGCGTAGTGAATGTGCATGGTGATTTGAAGGTCACCGGTCAACAAGACAGGCTCAGGCTCCCATTGTTGTTTAAACAACTCTGAGTAGGTCAGTGCTTTCTGGGACTTGATCAGTCTCGACATCCCACCGAAGCGAACCACCCTCCTTGAGTTGGCTTTGCTTGCAGGCTCACCAAAAATAATTTTTGATATCACTTGCATTTCGGTGCTAACATCACTATCATTGCGTTTCATAGAAAGGATGACGATGAAGATTACCAACAAATACGACTTGCCTAGACCTCTAGTCGAGATGATGAGCAAGGATCACTATAGTAAGGGTGCATCTGAGTACAGTGTAACAGGGCTGCTCAGTCCTCCAAAGGTACAAAGGTTGCGCGAACAGTACGATGACCTGATGGAGCAGGACATCAGCGATATGCTGTACGCATTCTTAGGTACCGCGCTTCACGCTAGGTTTGAGGAAGTAAAGACCAAGAACTTCATCAAAGAGGAACGCCTGTTTGCTCAACTGGAAGGCACTGTGATCAGCGGTGCGATTGACATCCAAGAGAAGACACCTGCCGGGATCATTCTGTGGGACTACAAGTTCACATCGGTGTGGTCTGTAATGAAAGAAAAGCGTGAATGGGTAGAGCAACTTAACCTATACAAGTGGCTCGTTGAAACGGTGAAGCGGGAGCGTGTGGTGGGCTTGAAGATATGCGCCATGCTTCGAGACTACAACAAATACGAAACGAAGGAAGGCTATCCAGAGTCTCCCATTACCGTCGTGGACATCCCGATATGGGATTCATTCACGGCAGAGACATTCATCCGGGAGCGTCTGCGTATGCACCAGCAAGCTAAGGTGGCACGGGACTTCCAAGAAGAACTCCAACCATGTACAGACGAAGAACGCTGGATGTCTGAGACTGTCTATGCAGTCAAGCGCGAAGGAAGAAAGACTGCCATCAAGTTGTTTAAATCCATTGAGGAAGCAAACGAACTGGCAGAGAAGGAGAAAGGTTACGTTGAGACTAGGAAAGGAGAACCTAAAAGATGTACGGGTAACTACTGCGGAGTGAACCAATGGTGTAGTCAATATCAGAAGGAAATGAACAATGAATCAAATTGATTTGCTGAAGGTCAACGTCAATGACCACACAGAGAAGAAGAACGGACTCACGTATTTGTCGTGGGCATGGGCATGGGCAGAGGTACTGAAGGCAGACCCTATCGCTAACTTTGAGGTCAAGAACTTCAATGGCGAACCCTTTATGACCGTAGGTGACAGCGCTATGGTGTGGGTCACCGTCACGATCTTTGGTAAGCCTGTGACTTGCTGGCTACCAGTGATGAACAGCGCTAACTCCCCCATCTCAATCGCGGGCAGGACGTTCAAGGATAAGTTCGGACGCGACAAGACTGAGAAGCTAGACGCATTCAATGTAAACACTGCCATCATGCGCTGCCTCACAAAGGCTATCGCTATGCATGGACTTGGACTCTACATCTACGCCGGGGAAGACCTGCCCGAAGTGGAAGAAGAGAAGGTGGAAACCGAAGTCAAACAGGAACCCAAGCCGGAACCTAAAGAGAAACGAAAGGAGGTAAGACTCAATGTAAGACCGCAACCCACTGAGTGGGACAACAGCGATGCAAGCCGGGAACTGTTTGCAAAATCAATGATCGAGTACACGCACATCTGCAAAGACATTGAGAGTTTAAACAGCTACTGGATCAACAATCAACTTCAGTTGGAGTCACTGAAGAAGACGCATCTCTCTCTATACCAACAAGTACTCCAGCATTTCGCAACCCTGAAACAGAAGATGAAAGAAGCACAAAATGGCTGAATTTAAAGAGTTCCCCGATAGCGGTTCCCTCCGCGCCAACGCAACCAAGAAGGGCGACAAGTCTCCCGATTACTGGGGTTCGCTGGCTATCAACATCAAGGACAAAACCAATGTCCAGATGGACGGTGATTTGATGATCATCAAACTGAGTGGTTGGAAGAAGCAGGACAAGCAAGGACGCACGTTTTTGTCCATCGGTGTTAATCGCTTTGTTCCCGAAGGTCAGAAGCAGGCTCATAGGCAGTCTCAACAACCTGCCGCGCAAGACTTCCCAGAGGAAGACATACCTTTCTAGAACGGGTATACTATAGTCATCCCTTTCTAATGGAGTGACTATGAAACAGTGCAGGAGTTGTAAAGCTAACAAAGATTTTTCTGAATTTTATGTACACAAAGCAATGGCAGATGGTTATCTCAATATGTGTAAGGATTGCGTAAAAAATCGTGTATCCAAACATAGGATTGAAAACATTGAGCGCATTAAAGAGTACGAAAAAAAACGGGGAAATCTTGCACATAGAGTTTTGGCAAGAAAACAGTACATCAAAACAGATGCTGGAAAAATTGCCAAAAAACGAGGCTTATTGAAATACAAACAACAACATCCATTGCGTTACGCGGCTCACATCATTGTTGGCAATGCCGTTAGAGATGGAATCCTGCACAAACCAAAAACTTGTTCTGAATGTGCATCAACTGAAAAAATTGAAGGACACCATGATGATTATACAAAACCACTTGAAGTTCGTTGGGTTTGTGAAAAATGCCACAAGCAATGGCACCGTTTACACAAACCAAAGTACCAATAAAAAAAATGGCTCTGCAATTTGAAGCGCGGAAGATAGCGTTGAAACAAGACCGCACTGGTTTTGTTTTGACTCTGTCTATACACCCTGACGAAATCCCAGTGGAACTGATCCGGGATTTTGTCGGTGCGAGATACGGCTGCGCTCTCGTCCGAATCCAAGACGACGAGACGCCTACCGTTTACACAAACCGGGTCAAGCAGGCCGGGATGCTTTGCCGCAATCCATTGTTCCAAGAATACCTAAGCAAGAACTTTGCGGGACATTCTTGTGATGAGAACGAGGCAGCGGAAGTCCTATGCAATCACTGTGGCATTGAGTCACGCTCACAACTTAATGGAGACTCACTAGCCCAATCAATGTTCGATGAACTTGTTGTGGGATTTGAGAACTGGAAATATGAAAACTCCTAAAAGGCTACTGCCCTTTATGACCTACCTTGAAGCGGATGAACACATTCGACTCAAGAAGTTTGCCAAGCAGAAGAAGCTGGCAATGGCAAAGATCATCCGGGAAGCCATCATGCTACGTATGGCAGACAGCAACCCGTATGTGCAGGGTCACAACGAGGCAGTCAGCAAGTGCATCAAACTCATTGAGAGCAACACCGCGCTACAGATGCGCTTCCCAAGCGGGAAATCATTTGCTGAAATGATCGCGGATGAACTTTCAACCTGTTTTATCAAAGAGGCAACCAATGAAAATTCTTAGAGGGGACAAAAACCAGTGCCAAGGATGCAATCAATACTTCAACAGCATCAAGGCATTTGACAAGCACCGCACAGGCAAACACGGGGTAGACCGAAGGTGCATGACATCGTTAGAAATGACAGAAGCCGGGATGAGTGTAAACAGTTCGAGCTTCTGGATCACCCAGAAGAAAACAAATGAAGTCATAGAAAGACTGCACCATGAAGACTGATTTACTGAAGCGAGTCAGAAAGCATTTCAACTGCGGGGTCAAGAAGATTGACCGACACAACCAAAGATCATGGATTCGCTCTGTGCGATTCCTTGGAGACAAATGGCTTCTTGCAAAACATGTAAACAGAATATGAAACTCTTCGACTCAACCAATCCTTTGACCCCCACTCACATTGTCAAAGAGGCAAAGCTGACTCTCTCAAAAGAGGCCAGCAAAGCTATGGGTGTGGGTACGTATGTCCCCCGCCAAAAAGAAGCTGGAGAAGCCACAGCCGCCACTAATGATCTGTGGAAACGCACCACCTACAAGACGGGTGACGGGGATCACAACACCCACGTACCCCGGCCCGGTTCTTTGAAGGCATTTACTCTGCCAAGCCGGGGAATGTCAACATGAAAGAGTTGTTCATGTGGCTGACCGCCATCTTCGGCATCTTCCTTGGCGTTGCCATTTGCGCGATGGCCGCTGGGTTCATCTTCGGCATCTTTGTGAAGTTCGCCAAGCTGGCTTTCTTCCTGACGGGGGCGTGATGAGTAACCCATTCTGGCCCTTCCCCACTGAACTGCCCAAGCCGCAGCCGAGCAAACCGATACCGTTTAACCCGTCGAATCATGAGGAGGCACCGTGGTGACACAACCAGAAGCCCTGCGACTGGCTCATACGCTGGAGGCGACAGACCAGATGCACAGTAATGCTGACCTGACAAGCGTGGAGGTTGCCAACGAACTGCGCCGCCTGCATGAGGTGAATCAGGAACTGCTGGCGGCGTTGAAAGCATTGCACGACGAAGACATGGCGTACATCACTGCAAATCGGTTTGATGAAGCCGCAAACAATCCGGGGTTGGTTCAAGCACGCGCCGCCATAGCCAAAGCAACAGGAGAAAACAAATGACACAATACATCTTTGGCTCAGCACGAGTCTCTGGCTCAGCACAGGTCTCTGGCTCAGCACAGGTCTCTGGCTCAGCACAGGTCTCTGGCTCAGCACAGGTCTCTGGCTCAGCGCGAGTCTCTGGCTCAGCACAGGTCTATGGCTCCGCGCAGGTCTTCGGCTCAGCACTGGTCTTCGGCTCAGCAGTTATCAAAGGTGATGGAGACATCAAAAATACTTCTGACTACCTTGTCCTTGGCCCTGCGAAATCCAGCGAACGCATG